ACAAGGACGGAAAGAATTCATCTTCATGGGATATTGTGGACAGACGAAGTAGAAGATATAAAGGAAAAATGGGGGTATGGATTTGTATATATAGGGGATTATGTTGGAGATATAACAATAAATTATATAGTTAAATACGTAAATAAAGTAGATGAAAAGCATAAGGAATACAATAGTAAAATATATACGTCCAAAGGTATTGGGGCAAATTATATGTTACGAAATGATGTTAAAAGGAACGAGTATAGAGGCGATAAAACAATCGAAACCTACAAAAATAGAACGGGAATAGAACTGGGGTTACCAATATATTACAGGAATAAAATATATAATGATCAGCAAAGAGAAAAATTGTGGCTATATAAATTGGATAAAGAAGTAAGATATGTAAATGGTATTGAAGTTGACGTGAGTGAAAGTGATGATGAATATTATAAATTATTATATCAAGAAAGAAGAAAAAACAGGTATTTGGGATATGGTGATGATAGGATAAATTGGGAATTAAAAAAGTACGAGGCAGAAAGGAGACATATAAAAAAAATAGAGAGATTAAAAAAAATTGAAGAAATTAACAATGTTTACAAAAATATGTTGTAAGTTTGTTAAAATAATGTTCACAAGTCTGTGGATTTGACATAGTATAAATTATAAGACAAATTCTACGGAGGAGTGAGGTAAAACGCTATAAATGTTAATAACTCATATAACACTCAAAAGAACACATCAAAATAAATATAGCTTGTTTGGACATTTAACAGTGCATACGAAAAGATATGGAAGGTTTATGTTTAATACGGTAGAGAATTATGAAGCGAAAATCGAAGAAGGAGAGTATCCGATATATAGGGAGTATAGTCCTCGTTTTGGTCGTTTTATGCTTACGGTGGGCGGAGTACCTAGAAGACGAGGCTTGCGTATACATGCTGGTAATAGTGGTATTGATTTCAGAGGGTGTATTGGGATCGGACAATTTGGAATAAGTGAAGATATACCGCAATATATATATAATAGCAAGTTAGCCGTAGCAAGTTTAGAAAGATTAGTAAAACAAAGAACAACAATAAAAATTATAGATAATGAAAAGAAAGATATTGGAATTATTAGTAGAGAAGTTAGTACCGGAATTGGTGAGACTGTTAGTTAAAGTACTAGAGGAAGTAACTAAATTGGATATAGACAATGATGGAAAAGTGGGTGACTGAAAGCATATATGTTGACGTAGATACAGGCGAAATAATTAACAAAATATTAACTAAAAAGAGAAATTATAAAATAATAAGAAAAACATCAAAAATTAAAAATTATGACGGACAAAAAAGTAAAACAATTATCAACGAATGTAAAAGACATCAATACGGATTTGAATTCGGAAAATGTTAAAAGAGAAGTAATAGAAAATACACCGTTTACAGTAATAACGGTAGATGAAAAAAGCTTTGGAAGTATGGGTGATTATAGAATTACAGAACCAAAGGATTCAGTGGATGAAGTAATGAAAGAATTAGATCAAAAAAGTTGGAACAGAATAATCCAAGTATGTATGATACTTATGGATATGAACAATAAAGACAATAAATTAATCGATAAAATCAAAAAAGAAAAATGAAAACAACAATCGGAGGAGACCGTTTAGGCTCGGGCAATAAACAAGAAGTAAGTCTAAAGAATTATAATAGAAGTTCACATGATTTGGGATATGTGTGGCGTTCAAGTATGTCAAGTGGTACGCTTGTACCCTTTATGACAGAATTAGCACTCCCAGGGGATAGTTTTGATATAGATATGGCGTGTGATGTGAAGACGTTACCAACAATCGGACCATTATTCGGAAGTTATAAAGTACAATTAGACGTATTTCAAGCGCCAGTAAGATTATACCAAGGAAAATTGCATATGAATATGTTAAATATAGGGATGGACATGTCAAGTGTAAAATTACCACAAATGGTAGTATCAGCAGATTATGTAAGGAGGAATTATAGCGATAACGCACAAATAAATTCTAGTTGTATATTATCATATTTAAATGTAAGAGGAGTAGGAAGAACTGACGACAATGCTGACAGTACAATAGCAAGAGAATTCAACGCAGTACCATTATTAGCATATTGGGATATATTTAAACAGTATTATGCAAATAAACAAGAAGAAAAAGCGTATGTAATAAGCGCAAGTGATCAAGGGTTAACTTGGCAATGTAATTACGCATTCGTACAAATATTTACAACAGGAAGTGCGCAATATTCAGGTAATATATTAGACACTGAAAGTGGAGAAATAGAAAACGTAACGAGTGCAACGTTAAGGTTAGAATTTCAATGGGATGCTGGGGGTAGTAAGAAAGGATTATATCCAGATTTAGATGATTTAAATATGAGATATATTAATAGTAGTGGAAATTATTCAACAGAAAAATTAAAAGACGTATTTACAAATTTAGAATGGGAAGACCCAAATGATTATCAAACAGTAGCAAGATTAAGTGGATGGTTACCAGAAATAGATCCTGATAGTTTTATAGTACAAGTACAAAGTGTAGATCAAAATGGAATGGTAGGTATAGTGAATATTCAAGGTGAAACACCTGTAAGATTACAAAGATTTGACCTAGATAGTATAGATAAACAAAGAATGAAAATTCTAGAAGCAGTAGCATCAAGTACACCGGTATATTTAGATAAAGATAGCATAGAGCCATATAATAAAGTGTTAAAAAGAGTTAGTGAAGAAACAATATATGAGGTACAACCATGGGCATGTACGTTCGCACAAGAGGGGTTAGCAGTAAAAACATATCAAAGTGATTTATTTAATAACTGGATAAGCACAGAATGGATTGATGGAGATAATGGTATTAATGCAATTACTTCAGTAAGTACGGTAGGAAATGAGTTTACAATTGATGCGTTAAATCTAGCGAATAAAGTATATACAATGTTAAATAGAATAGCAATATCAGGTGGTACGTATGATGATTGGTTAGATGCAGTGTATACTCATGAAAGAAGTAAAAGTGTAGAAAATCCTATATATCATGGTAGTTTAATAAAAGAACTAGCATTTGAGGAAGTAGTTTCACAGGCGGACGTAACAGACCAACAAGGAGATCAACAACCATTAGGAACGTTAGCGGGACGAGGAAGATTAACACAAAAGAATAAGGGTGGTAAAGTGAAAATTAAAGTAGATGAGCCATCATATATTTTAGGGATAGTGAGTATTACACCAAGGGTAGATTATAGTCAAGGAAATAAGTGGGATATGAATTTGAAAACAATGAATGACTTACATAAACCGGCATTAGACGCGATTGGATATCAAGATTTAGTGACAGACCAATTGGCGTGGTTTGATACAACAGTGGATGCAGACGCAGACCCAGATAATTATGATTTCGGGAATGTAACATATAAATCAGTAGGTAAACAGCCGGCATGGATTAATTACATGACAAATGTGAATCAATGTAGGGGAACGTTTGCAGAAGAAAATAATGCAATGTTTATGACGTTAAATAGAAAATATGAGAATTTTGGTACTGGTATTTATGATATAACAACATATATAGACCCAACGAAATTTAATTCAATATTTGCTGAAACAAGTATAAGTAGCCAAAACTTCTGGGTACAGATTAGTAATAGAATAACGGCAAGAAGAAAAATGTCAGCTAAGGTAATACCAAATTTATAAGTTTGGTAGAGTGTGTTTTTTAGTTTAGTTATAAGGGGGTGAAAGTCCCCCACTAAACTAGTATGTATAATAATTAAATAATAAAAAAATGTATAAGTATAGAAAAAGAAGTAAAACAATATTGGGTGGAGTTGAAAAAGTAGAAGGAGAACCAATAGAGCATAAAATTGAAAGAATTGTAGATAATAATGAACCAATTAAAGATGGAGCACCAGAGATATTTACAGAAAGAAAAGATGGTGTAGTTAGTGCTTATAATATTAGAACTGACAGATGGGAAATAGCGACAGATGGAATGTCATTAGTTGAAAGAAGTATAACTGCAAAAAGAGATAATAAAGGAAAAAAACCAGAAACAGAAGAAAGTAAAAAAGAAGCAAAAGTGGTTGATATTAAGGACGGGGTACCCGAGTCAATAAAAGGCACAGGAACGGATACTAGTAAATAGTATTACAACAGAGTAGTACGCATTTATTCTTATATATCAAGTATGTATAACGCTTTTAAAAAAGCGCGAAAATGACAAATAATTATAATAATAATAATAATAATAACAATAATATGAATTGGCAAGCAGCAGCAACTCAAGGGTTATCGATGTTAGGTGGATTTATTGGGGCAAATAATCAACACCGAAGACAAAAAGATTTAATGGGAATTCAGCATCAAAATCAAATGAACTTAAATAGACAGGGACACAGATTGCAAATGGATATGTGGAAAAATACATCATATCCAGCTCAATTAAAAATGATGAAAGAAGCGGGATTATCACCAGGATTAATGTATGGTGGTGGACCAGGTGCAAGCGGAACAACAGGAAGTCAAGGTGGTGGAAGTGCAGTAGGTGGAAATGCTCAAGCATTTAAAACAATGGATTTATCAAATATGTTGATAGCGTCAGAAATAGCTAAGAAAAATGCGGAGACAAAAAACATAGAGACGGATACTAAAAAGACAGGGGGAGTTGATACAGAAGAAGCAGAACAAAGAATTGCTAATATGAAAGAAAGCAAAGATTATATAAGATTGCAAAGTGATTATCAAAAAATATTAAATGCGAATAAGCAAGACGAAATTGATGCATTCTTGAAAAATATTGGACAAGAGACAAGTAATTTGAAACAACAGTTTGATTTGACAGATGAACAATGGGGAGACTTATTAAAAGAACAAATGGGTAAGGCGTTGACGGCAGTAGAAAATAGTAATTTATTGAAATCAAAAGTGGAGTTAACTGATGCACAAGAGCAAGAGATATGGGAGAAATTAGAAATAGCATATAATAAATTAGAATTAGAGGGATTAAGTGTAGATGCGTCATTAAAACAAGCTGACGCAAGTATGATTAAAGCAACAGTAGAAGAAGCAATGCGACCAATGGAACTAGAAGTTGATAAGAAGAAAATTATGGTTAATAGTATGACGAATATAATTACAAGTATTATTAGCGGAATAAGTAGTTCGGCAAGTTCATTCGTGGGAAATTATACGAAGAATAATATGTAATGTGTTTATATCCTAAATTAATTAAAAATAGGAAATACACAGTAACTAAAAAAAATGGCGGGAATGTACCGGAACTCAACGATATGAGGGCAAAGTATGTTCCCGTTGGTTGTGGAAAGTGTATGGAATGTAAGCGACAAAAGAGTCGTGAATGGCAAGTAAGATTAGCAGAAGAAATTAAGATAAATAAGAATGGGAAGTTTGTAACACTAACGTTTAGTGATGAAGAACTACAAAAGCTAGATGATATAATACCGGAAGAATATACAGGGTACGAAAGGGATAACGAAATATGTAGATTATCAGTAAGAAGATTTTTAGAAAGATGGCGTAAAAAGTATAAAAAATCAATTAGACATTGGTTAGTTAGTGAAATAGGTGGGACAAGGACGGAAAGAATTCATCTTCATGGGATATTGTGGACAGACGAAGTAGAAG